CAGACCGGGTTTTTCGCGTCCGAGGCATCGGCCTTGTAGGCGGCCACGACATAGGTGATCCCGCGCCCGCGATCATTGGCGGTCCAGCCCGGCCCGTTGGTGGTCAGGATCGAAGGGACGCTCTGGTCCCAGGTGCCATTGCGGAAGAGCACCTGCAGCTGGTTGTTGAAACCCGCGACATTCCCGTCCCCTGCAAAGGCGACATAGGTGTCATCGACGAAGAAGCCTTCCAACGCATCGGACCGGTGATCCGTTAGCGCGATCACCAGCACCTCCCAATCGGTGCCGTATTTGCCGCCATAGTTAAAAGCATCGACCAGCGATCCGGCCACCGCCGCCCGCCCGAACACCGCCTGCCGGGGCTGCTCGCCCAGCTGGAGGGTTGCAGCGGCAGCAGCGCGCCTCGGCGCACCCGGTTTGCCGAGGATCAGCCCTGCCCCGACCGAAAACAGCGCCGATCCAATCGCCGCACCGATCGGCCCGCCAAGGGCGAAGCCGACCACCGCGCCCAGAACCGAAGCGCCAAGCGAGACGATCGAGCGGACAACGCGGCTCATTGCGCCAGCCTTTCAGCCGACCACGCCATCCCCATCGCACTGCGCGGCATGCGCTCCAGCCCCTTCAGTCCTGGGCCAACCAGCGTATCGCCTTCCACCACCATCAGCCGGATGCCGAACTGCCGGTCAGGCAGGCCCGCGATATCGCCGCGCTGCGCCATTGCGGCCGGGATGCGATCAAGCCGGACATCGAGTGCCTTCTTCAGCCCTCCGCGTTCCTTGGCGATCCCCACAGCTTCGCGCCTTGTCTTCCAGCGCGGGACGCCTTCCAGAATATCCTCGCCGGTCTGCGCCTTTACGCAGGCAGCGGCAAAGCTCACGCAGCAGCGCCCGTGCCGCCAGCCAAAGCGACGGGCCGAACGCACCTCGATCGCGGAGACCAGAGCTGTGAAATCGCGGCTCATCGCTCGTTCACCTGCGGGAAGCTGCTGCCGCTGCCGAACACGCCGCTGCCAAATCCGCCGCCAACACCGGGCAGCGCCGATCCGGCCCGCGCCGGACGCCGCCCGCCCCAGTAAAGCGTCTTCTCACCAGCGTATGAGACGTTCTTGAAGAAGCCATCAGCCGGGTCGATCAAGCGCTGGTCGGCATCGCTGCGCATCCGCGCCCCGCGCCGCCCCAGCCCCTTGGCCGCCGTTTCCAGCTGCGCGGTGATGGTGGCCGTGCCGCCGATCTCCTCGTCCCGCTCCAGCGTGTCGAGCCGCCCGCGTGCCCAGATATCGCCATCCAGCAGGGTGTTGCCGGTCTGGTCGAAGATCAGCCGCCACAGGGTTGCGGGCGCGCCCGAAACCTCGGCCGCATCCAGCAGCGCGGCGGTTTCGGGATCGATGCCCGAAAGCCGCAGCGTGATGTTCTGCGCCGCATCGCCAAGCGCCCCGCCAGCCACCTGCACCAGCCCGCGATCGCCGACCGGATCGAAGGTGCGCCCGTCCAGCACCAGCGGATGATGCCCGCCCCAGATCCGCACCGGCGGATCGCAGGCAATCTCCACCGCTCCGCTGACAATCGCGGTCCCAGCCTCAAGCGCGGCGAGAGCGGCAGGGGCGAGCGTCTTCATGCGCGCAGATCCTGAATTGCGGTGATCGTCGAGCCCGCCAGAATTCCGCCGCTGCCGATCGGCCCCAGCTGGCTGTCTTCAGGCACAAGCTGCATCACGCAGGCCGGATTGTCGAAGTGGGCAATCGCGCCAGCTGGCACCACCGCAGGGTTGATCGGCGGTTCGATCATCACCTGCGCCTGTCCGCCGCCGCCTGCCGTTGCAGGCAGCACCGCGCGAGCGATGGTGCGCCGGTCGAAGGTGCCAGCGGGCGATCCCGCCGCATCCCAGCGCACGCCGATCATGTCGCCAACGCTGATCTGGAAACCCGAAGGCAGGCCGTTCAACGTCATCAGCGCATTGCCATTGGCATCGATCGCCTGGCTCCAGCTGGTCGCGGTGCCGGGGAAAGGCCCGCCGCCCGAACCGACCGTGCGGTTGAGCCCGGCAAATCCGAAGCGGTAGAGCTTCGGGAACCGCCGCTTGGGATCGATCGCGTAAAACCGCCGGATGCGCCCGCGCAGACGGTCAAAGAACGCCTGCCACAGATCCGCGCTGTCAGGATCGGCCCTGTCGATTTCGAACCGAGCCGCCCACAGCGGCCAGCCTGCCTGCAAGCCGCCCTGCCGCCCGCTGGCTTCGGGCGCGGCATAATCGATCCGTTCGATATCGAACCGGACGCGGGCAATGCCGCTGGGGGTTTCGGGCTGGGTCAGGATCATGGCAGCAGCCTCCGGTCTTTGGCTTCGCGCACCGTGGCGACGATCGTGCCGGGCAGTTCCTCGCGCAGCCGGTCGATCTGGGCGTTGACCCGCGCAATCGCGGCAGCATCCGCGCCGGTGGCGTCGATGGTAATCGGGATGGCGATGCTCGGACCGCCGGCAGCGCCGCTCAGCAGTTTGCGGCTGTCGGGGTTGGAGATGATGCCCACCCCGCCGGGACCAGCAAAGGCCAGCTCCGGCCCTTCCTCGCCGACGACGGCGAACTTGCCGGTCGGGATCGTGCCGCCGCTCGCCATGAACCCGGCGAAGGCCTGCTCGAACGCCGAGCCGCCGCCGCCCCCGCCGAACAGCCCGCCAAGAAACCCGCCGCCGCCGTCGCCGAACAGGCTGTTGGCCAGCGGGCGGATGATCGCCTGCTGGATCGCGATCCGCAGCAGGTCGGCGATGATCTGGTCGGCCACCCGGCTGAAGACATCGCCAAGGCTTTCGGCCCCCATGATCGCGCGGGTCAGGCCGTCATTGAGCTGCTCGAGGCCGTCGATCCGGATCCCGTCCAGCGCCTCGTTGATCATTCCCGGCGTGGCATTGAGGCCGCGCAGATAGCGCTCGGTCTCGGTGTCGTTTTGGCGGGCAACAGCGGCGCGGCCCGCACCCGCATTGGCGTCGAGGTTGGCGAGCCGCTGGCTGGCCAGATCGCCTTCGCGCTTCTCGATCTCGCCCCGCGCCGCCATGTCGATCACGGTCTGCAGCGCGATCCGCTCCATCTGCACCTGCGCATCATAAAGCCGCAGGGCAATGTCGCGGCGTTCGGCCTCGGTGTCGGCCATCTGGCCCGCGATCTGCAGCGCCTGCTCCTCGCCGCGGAACCGCTCGTCGGCCAGCGCCTGGGCATCGCGCGCCAGCTCGGCGCGCTGGGTGAACCGGATCGCTTCGAGCTCGGCATCGGCGAGCCGGTTGGTGGCGGCACGCAGCTCCTTGCGCTGGACTTCGGACAGGCCCTCGCGCGCCTCGATCGCGGCCAGCGCATCGCGCCGGTCCCATTCCACGCCGCGCTCGGCCAGCTCGGCGCGCTCATCGGCGCTGGTGGCGATCTGCAGCCGCGCCTGCAGGATGCGCTGGGTGATGGCGATCAGATCGCCCTCGAACCGCGCATCGATCGCCGCCTGATCGGGGCCGGAATTGGCACGCGGGGTGCGCTGCGATCCGACGGGCTGCGGCCCGAGGATCCGCCGCGCCGCCGCGCTGTCGCCATCCAGTCCCGCCAGCGTGTCGCGGAAGACCTCGACATTCGCTCCTTCGACATCGAAGCTGGTGATCGCCTGGGCAGCGCGGAAGTAGGCCTCCGGCGAGATTATGCCGCTTTCCATCCGCGCGCGCAGCTGCTGTTCGGCCGCCGGGCCGGAAAGCCGCCCGCGCATCACCAGATCGACGATTTCCTGCCCAGTGTTGGCGCGGGTGACGCGCAGGCCGCCCATCGTGCCTTCGACCCTGAGATCGCCGAGGCCGCCCTGCCGGATCGACTGCATCTCGCCGCGCGCTGCCGCCTGCCGTTGCATCGCGCCGACCATCCCGGCCGCCGCCTGCGCGCGGGCCAGCGCCAACATCGCCTGCGACTGCGCGTTGACCCGCCCGGTGGTCTTGTCGATCACGCTGCCGAGGATGCTCTGCGCATCGCCCAGCCTGCTGCTTGCGAACTCGACGCCCTTGAGCGCATCGTCGGCCTCGAACAGCTTGCCGATGAACGGGACCAGCACCACGGCGGCCGAGGTCATCGCGATGCCCCAAGGGCCGCCCATGAAGGCGGCGAGGCGGCTGGACCCGCCCGTCATCAGCTGCACCGCCTGGATCACCTGCCCGCTCTGCGAGGCGAAGATCTGCGTCGGCCGAGCGCCCATCGCGTACATCGTGGCGATGTCATTGAGCTGGAACCTCAGTTGCTGCATCCCGGCGCTCTGCGCCCCGGCCGACGCGACGACACGCTGGCCTGCCTGTTCGAAGCCCGCGCTCATCACCGCCACGCTGCGGCCGGTGACGGTCAGCTCGCCCGCCAGTTTGGACGAGCTGCCGCTGGTGCGATCAAGCTGCGCGCCCAGCTGCTGGGCCTTGCCCTTGGCCTGCTCCACCCCGCTGGTGAAGCCCGCATCGTTGGTGCGCAGATCGAGGAGAGCCTCGCCAAGTCTCTCAGCCATGGCGCGTCCTCAAGTAGCGAAGCGGTAGGACCGCCATCAAAGAACGCTGCTCAACCACCGGAGCCTCCCAGCCACGCGTCCAGGTCTTCGATCACCGGTGCGTCGTCCTCATTGGCGATGCCGATGCCCATCGCCGCCAGATCGGCGGGATCGGCCGGTCCGGCCTCCTCGGCAGCGTCACCGCGCGCGCGGCCTTCGATCGCGGCGATGGCCCGCTCCCGGTCTTCGGGGCTGCGGAAGCCGATGTTGTTGCCCAGCACGGCCCGGTTGACGGCACCGAGCGTCTCGGCCGCATCGATCCGGGGCATCATCCGCACGAAGGCTCTCACCAGCCCGGCAGGAACCGCCTCCAGCCAGTCCTGCGGCCGTCCGCCGTAGAACCGCTGGAGCCGGGGGATGAGCTCGCCCCAATCCACGCCGGCAGCTCGCCCCGTGCTGCTTCCATCGCTCCGGCCACCTTCAGCGTCGATCGCAGCCGGAGCGCGGTAAAAAGGTCGATGATGGCCCATCGCTGGGATCCGGGCAGCTTGGCGAACAGCTCGTCCGAAGCGCCGACGCAGATCTTGCGGGCGGCGGTGGCGACGAGCGCGTCGAGCTCCTTCTCCACGTCCTCGCCGGTCTGCTGCGCCATCTCCTCGATCCGCCGCCCCCACGCGCCGAAGCGGTGACTTTCGATCACGCTCAGCTCGTCGGGGTGCAGGATATCGACCCGCTCGCCATCGATGGTGATGAACGGCCGCTCGATCAGGGTATCAAGATCGAGCAGCGCGTTCTTTCCGGCACCAGCCATCATCACTCTCCGATCAGAGCGCCGGGAGGTGCGCCTGGCGCAGCACGCCAAGCCGCTGCTGGACGTTGGCGGCGAGCGGGTTTTCGAGCGCCTCGAACTGCAGCTGCAGACCGGCCGGCTCGCCCTTGCGGAACACCGGGGCCGGTGCGCCGGACTGGAAGCAGCGCGGGATTTCGAACTGCATCGCGAGAGCCGGGTTGTAGGGCGAAAGCCCGCGCGCCAGCAGCGCGAAGTTGGCGGTGCGGCCCACGTCCTCGCTAAGGCCGATCGCGCGGTGGCCGGGCTGGCCGGCCGCAGGCGCGGTGGTGGTGACGGTGTTGTTGTTGAGCGTGTAGGCGTACTGCTCGATCGTCATGTCGAGCAGCGTCAGGCGGAACATCACGTCTTCCTCGGTGAGGAAGGCGGTGACCGGCCCGGTCGCCCCGGCGGTGCGGACCTTGTTGTAGGTCTTGCTGTGCTGCACCTGCACGCCGGAATTGTCGTAATTGCGATCGCCGTTGGTGCCGAGCCTGATCCACGCAGCAGCCGGGGCCGCGCCGATGGTGGGGAAGGCGGTGCCGACCGGCGCGATAAAGACGGTGAGCGGGGCACCGATGATTTCATGGAAGGACATTGCTTGGGTCTCCTTGTTGTCCGAACAGGCTGGCTGGGCCGAAGCGTCGGCCAGTAAAAGTGGGAACCGGTTTTGCGTGCCAGAACCAAAGGGGCGGCAGCGCGACCATCACGAGGGCACCTCGAGAAGCCCGTGCATGACCTGGAAGGATTGGAACTGGCGGGGCCACTCGGTCACTGGCTCGCGCCCGGCGATCGAGCCGCTGGCGGCGTTGGCCCAGTGGATCAAGCACCCTGCGTGGACCGACGGGCGCAGCCGGCGCAGGGCGAGCGAGGCGGCGCGCATCAGGGCGGTTGCGGCGCGGGGTGTGGCCCCGAAGGCAAAGACATCGACCCGCTGGGTGTCGTGTTCGACGAAGGTGTCGCCCAGCAGCGAAGCGCCGCCCGAGCTCCGCAACACGATCGCGCCGCGCGGCATCTCTGCGGCTTGGGCCTCTGGCAGCTCGCCGCCGAAGACGCGGCCCTCGGTGATCGCGGCGACCACCGCGTCGGCCTTGAGGAACGCCACCAGCCCGCCTTCGAGATCAGCCGGCGTCATGGTTGGCCTACCACTGCGTTGCTTGAGGCCTTAGCCATCGCTCAGACCCCCCTGAGACGCGCCTGAACCGCTTTCGAAAGCCTTGCGGATGTTGCCCGCCAGCTGCGGATAGATCGCATCGGCCGCCGGGCGCAGGTAGGGGCGCGCCGGAATGGTGACGCTCTTGACGAAGCGGAACGAACCGTCGGGCATCGGGATCTTCAGCGCCTTGGCCCGCACCGGCACGATCACGCCGCCCAGCTCGTGGATCAGCGCGTAACGCACGCTCTTCGATCCCCAGGTGCCGACGACGCCCGCCCCGTCCGGCCGCGCCAGCTCGGCGATGTTGATCGAGTTCTCGAGCCGCCCCTGATCGTTCTTCCAGGTGTGATTGGCGCGCGCGTGCAGGACGGCATCCTGCATCGCCTTGTTGACGCCGAGCTGCTGCGCCGCACGCATCCGCTTTGTCAGCGCATCACCTTTCCAGCGGAGCGATTGCGAGCTCATGACAGCGCACTCCACACGATCGAGGCAAAGATGATGCCGACGATGAACCAGCCAAAGCTGGCCAGCGCTTTGGCACCGAAGCCTTCACGGATTTCGCGCACCGGAGGCGGCGCGGGCGGCGGCGGCGGCATCTTGGGCGCAACCGACCCCATCACCCAATCCTCTGCAGCGCGGCTTCGCGGTGGTTGTGCTTGAACTGGACCGGGCCTTCGACCTTCAGGCGGCCGGTGATGATCACGGTGCCGTTGCGGTCCGAAACCGAAACGATCTCGTCGCCTTCGGCCAGATCTGCGCCCAGCGCGATCATGATCCGCAGATCCTCGATCATTGCGGTCTTGGCCCCGTCAACCAGCTCGCGGCTACTGTTCGAATAGACGAAGCAGGGCAGCGCATTGTGCAGCACGGTGAACACCGGCTCCACCGGCCCGCCCCAGCTGTCGGTTCCGCTGGCGGTGTTGCGCTCCACGCGGGCGCGCATGGTGAGCCGACCGGCGATCATTTGCGGAAGGCCTTGGCGATGAAGGCGGCCGCATCGACCACCATGTAAAGCGCGATCATGATGGCCAGCGCGGGCCGGCCCAGTCCGATCACGGCAGCGCCGAAAAAGCGCGGCACGAACCGCTCATCGCAGGCTTCCCTGAAGATCAGAGCCGTCAGCAGAAGGGCGACCACGACGTAGAGTATCTCGAACCACATCACGCCATCACCATCCCGCGCCGGTCTTCCAGCGTCTGCAGGATCGCCTCGCGATCGGCGGCCATGTCGCCACTAAAGCTCACCTGGTAATCGCCCGCCCGCTCGCTGCGCAGCGCGCCGCGATAGGACAGGTCGAGCGCGATCAGCTTGATCGTCACCTCGTCCCACGCGGCCGCCAGCCCGATCGGGGTGTAGCTGGCCCGGACGAGCGGAGCCCAGTGCGTGCGGGCGTTCGGCCCGCCGGTGAGGCGCTGGAGCGTCCGCCCGCCGTGCAGCACGCGGAAGTCTGCGCCTGCCAGCTCGGTCTCGTGGGCAGCGAGGCCGGTGTTGCCGGGATCAATTTCGGTGATGGTGATCGGCAGGCCGGTGTCGGCCGGCCGCAGCAGGCGCAGCGTGGTGACGAGCCGATCGGCCGGGGCCAGCGGATCACCCAGATCCACCGTGATCGCGCCCGCCGCACCGAAGCGCGCATCGAGCTCGGCTGCGATTGCGTCGATCATCGCCAGCAGCTCGTTGTCGGGCAGATCGGTCTGCAGCCGCAGCTTGACCCGGTCGAGGAGGGCATAGTTCGGCATCAGGCGGCCACCGACTTCTTTGCGCTTTCCGCAAATTGCAACACAGCCACCTCGCCCGCGCCATCACCGGCCGGAGCCGCCCCGAGGGGCATCTCGGCGACCAGCAGATCGAAGCCGACCCCCAGAAGGAACTCACGCTCGAACTGCGGCGGCAGCTGGGCGACCTCGGTCAGCTCCGCCCCGAACACCGGATCGGCATCGCGGGGGTAGGAGAGCACGATCGCCGGCGCTGCCTCGGTGATGACGCGGACGCGGGTGGCCATCGGATCAGGCCTTGACCTTGCCCGGCTTGGCGGGCTTGGTCTCGTCGGGGGAGGCGGGCTTGGTTTCGGTCTGCGCCTTGGCGGCCTCTTCGGCGGCGGCCTTCAGGGCAGCTTCCTTCTTGGCCGCCGCGTCGGCAGCGGCCTGCTGCGCACGCTTCTGCTCCTCGATCGCCCACGCGGCATCGGCAGCGGCCTTTTCGGCGGCCTCGGCGGCGGCCTTCTCGGCGGCCTCCTTCTCGGTAGCCGCAGCGGCGTCGGCAGCTTCATCGAAGCCGGGCAGCGCGCCATCGATCAGGCCGAACTGCTCGGCCACCTCGGGCAGGATCTCGGTGCCGGGCGTGGCGAACAGGAACGCGGCGCGCTCGTCGCTGGCATCGACCAGCTCGGTCTTGTCGGCGGCAAGGCACAGGCGCTGGCGGGCAATCTGGTTCTGGGACATGGGTTGGGTTTCCTTGTTGAAGACGATCATCGGGCGATCACTGCGGCTTGGCCCAGCTGACGAGCAGCCAGCTGCCGCTGGTATCGACGGTGGCCATCGCGATCCGGCCGCTGGAACCGGCCGGGATGGAGGCGTTGGCGAAGCGGTCGGTGCGCACGAGCCCGGAGGTGAGCTGCACGACACTGAGCAGCGTGTCGCCGGCGGCGATCCCGTCAACCGGGATGTTGCCGATCGGCCCGCCACGAACGATCGCGGTATCGACTGCGCGGGGAAATCCCGAGGCGTAGGTCATGAAAGGTCTCCTGCAGATGGCTTGCCGGGCGGCTCGATGGAGCAAGAAGCCGCCGGGAAAGCCGGGGCCGGTGTGGGGGGACATTCCAACCGGCCCCGGAGGGATGAGAGCGGACGGGATCGGCCCGCTCGCGGGAGAGACCGTTAGGCGTTGAGGCCGGTGACGGTGTGGAACGCGGTCGGGCGGAACACCGCCAGCGCAGCCCGCATGTCGGCGCGCATGGTGCGCAGACCCGCGGCGAACTGGGAGCCGACGTAGCCCATCTGGATGTCGAGGCCGCGGCGCTCGAACAGCATGATCCACTCGGGGGTGAACGCGCCCACCAGCGCCGCGCCTTCGGTCAGCGCATCGTTGAGCACCACCGGCAAGCCCCAGAGGCGCATCGGGCCGGCGTCCTTCGGATCGCCGTAGATGTAGAGGCCGTCAGCGGTCTTCTGCAGGCGCACGCGCTGGAAGTCGCGCGGGTGCATGACGATGTGGGTGGCCTGAGCGCGGCCGGTCAGCATGATGTTGATGATCGCGATGTAGAGCGCGTCCATGATGGTGTTGGCACCGCGGGCCGCAGTCTGGATGCCGGCGGTGTTGAGGATGCCGCGCAGGTTGGCACCGGTGCCGTTGCCGATCAGGGCCTGCTGGTCGAGCCGCTGACGCACGCCGAAGCCGAGGCGGGCGTTGATGTAGCTTTCGACGATGGCGACATCCTCGAGCTGCTCGTCGGTGACCGGCAGGATATCGCCGATCTTGACCACAGGCACGCTCTGCTGGCTGAAGGCAAAGGTCGCTTCGGGATAGGCGGCACCTTCCGCCGTTTCGGCAGCGGCGTGGGTGCGGGTGGTTTCCACCATGAACGGCACGGCAGCCTGCGAGGTGCGGCCCATCGGCAGGATGTCGATCAGCTGGATCGGACGGGTCACGCCTTCGACGAAGCCGGGCAGACGGATGTTTTCCGGCGCGAAGCCGGCGGTGGTGCTCATCAGCGCCTTGCGGCCGATGGTTTCGAACTGGGCGGTCTTGGCGAGGAAGTCCGAGCCGAAGATGTCCTCGTTCTTGTAGTCGAAGCCATCGGGGCAGCCGCGATCGAGCCAATCCTTGAAGCCCCTGCTCTCGGTCACCTGCGCGCCGAGCGACTTGAACTGCTCGAGATTGGCGGGCTGGCCGCCCCCAAAGCCACCGGGGCTACCAGGGAGGATAAAGCCGGGACGAACCTTGCCCAGCTGCTCGAGGTTGGTCTGCGCGTTCTTGATCGCCTGCAGGCCGCCGATGTGCTCGCCCAGCTCGTCGAGCTCGGCATTGCGCTTCTTGACCTCGGTGATGAGATCATCCGAGCTCTTGATGACGACGCCGGGCACGGTGATCTTCGAGGGATCGTAGGTGCCCTCAGGCGTTTTGGCCTGTTTTAGCATCGTGTGCAGCTCTTCGGCCCGCGCCCGCATCTTCTCCTGCGCCTTATCGAGCGGGAGGGTCTTCATATCGTACATTGCGTTTCTCCACTGGGGCCGGCCAAAGGCGACGGTGTCTGAGGCGCGGCGAAAACCGGTGGAGATGTATTGAGAGCAGAAACGCCCCGCGCGCGCCCCGGACACATGTCCGGCACGGCAGAAAAAGCGGCGATGCGGGAATGACGACTGCCTAACCGCAAAGCCGCGATTCGGCAAATGATCCGCGCGGTGCTAGGGCGCGGCGATGTTTTTCACTCTGGCCGCCGCCCCGATGCTTCTTGGCGCGATCGCGGTGTGCCCGCCGCCGCCGGCCCGCCGCCATCACTGCGTCGTCGATGGCGACACGGTCTGGTGGCAGGGCGAGAAGATCCGCATCGCCGATATCGACACCCCCGAGCTGAGCGGCCGGTGCGAGGCGGAGCGCCGCCGCGCCCGCGCCGCCCGCGATCGCCTGGTGGCGCTGCTCAACGCACGGCCAGTGACAATCGAGCGCACCGGCACCGATCGTTACGGCCGCACGCTCGCCCGGTTCCGGTCCAGGACCGGCATGGTCGGCGAGCAGCTGGTGAGCGAAGGCCTCGCCGCCCGCTGGCCGGGCCGCCTGGACTGGTGCGCCGCCCGTTGACCGGCAAGGTCGTCTGAAACACCGCCCAGGGGCGATTTCAGAGGCCATAAGAACCCCGTCATGCGATTTTTGGCGGTCGGAGGGCCTTCAACCAATTCTGGGGCTTTCTGACGGCTCCTGAGCGGAGTGTCAGAGACCCAGCCGGATCCGGGCCTCCCGGGTCTCGTGGTGGGCGATCTGGTTGCGGATCGCATCGATCGCCTTCGCCTCGGCATCGGGATCAAGATCACCCGTTACCGGCACCGTCACGTTGGGCAGGCTCAGGGCCTTGCCCAGTGCGATGTGGATCTCCTCGAGCTGCTTGCGGCCGGTCGTGCTCAGGCTGGCGGGATCGCCGCCCAGCGCCTCGGCCAGCTCGCCCAGACCGGCGATCAGCGGCGCGAAGCCTGCATCCTTCAGCGACTTCATACTGAGCGTCCCGGTGCCCCGGCCCGCGCCGCGAATAACGGTCGACACCTCGTGGACATCGAGCCGCTTGAGCACCCGCACCCGGGTCTCGCCGCGCTGGGTGAAGTCGGATTCGACCACCCCGAAGCCGTAGGAATACTCCTGCACCGGCTTGCCCTTGGCCAGATCGAACAGCAGCGTCTTGTGCCAGTCGCGCCCGCCCTGCGTCTCGAGGTTGAGGTGCAGCTCGGCATAGGCGATGTCGCCCTCCTCGTAGACCCGCGCCTTTCCGAAGGGCATCCTGTAGCGATCGTGATGGTGGATCAGCGGGCACCACTGCTCGCCGCCGTCCTTCCAGCTGAACGCGCCGGGGGCGTACGTGTCGCCGTCATGGTCGACCTCGGACAGGCGGGCGAGGATGGCGAGGCCCTTGCCGGTCTCGCCCATCTCGGTGACGGTCAGGTTCTTGGTTAGCATCGGTTAGTTCCTTCAAACGCTCTGGCCGGCGTCAAGTAGCGAAGCGGTAGGCCGGTCAGAGAACAAAGTTCGGCACGAAGGACAGCGTGCAGTTGGGGCGCATGGTGTCGGTCATCAGCCGTGCGGCCTCGGCCGAGACGATCTTGCCGTTGCGGGCGATGTGGCTGAGCTCCGATCGCGGCTCGCCGAAGATCCCGTCGGAGACGACATACTCGGCAACCCCGCCGCCGCGCCCCATCTCCAGCGTCGAGACGTTCTGCGCATACTGGGTCTCGGTGCGGGCGATCACCCGGGCGCGGGTTTCGGGGCTGTTCCAGATCCCGCCTTCGACCTGGTTGGCGATGCGGTTGGCGAGCGCGCGGATGCCCTCGCCTTCCTCCAGCCCCTCGGCCAGCGCGGTGAAGACCGCATCGCGGGTCTGGCCCGACAGGTCTATCACCCCGGCACGGCGGCCGCCGGCCGCCACGATCTCACGCAGCACCGGATCGGGCAGGCCGGTGCCAAAGCCTGCTTCCTGCAGCACCTCGGCCGTCTTGCGCGCGATCGCGACGTACTGCGCCTGGTAGCGGGACGAGAGGCCCTGCTCCCAGGCCTCGAGGTTGAGCAGGTCGATGATCTGCTTGATGAGGTCATCGTTCTTGGTGAAGACCTTCGACTTGGGTTCCCAGCCCCGCGCACTCAGCACCTGCTCTGCGACCCTTTCGGCGGTGTCGCCCCACTCGGCGAACAGCGGCAGCAATACGGCGTTGAAGGCCTCCGCCTGCGCGCGCGCTTCGCGGAACAGGCGCAGGGCGATCCGCTGGCTGCGCGCGATCGTCGCCTCGTCCGCATCGCGCGCACCGGCCGGCAGCCAGTCCTCGGGCAGGTTCTTGGCCTCAGGCTCGGGCAGCGCCTTGGCAGGCGACGCCAGCTGGGGGTCGGGCTCGGGCAGGCCGCGCATCTCGCGCGGCTTTCCTGCCTCCGCCAGGGGCACCTCGAGCTTGGCGATCGGGCGCAGGTAATACTTGTGGCTCTCGTCCGCCTCGCGGCCGGTTTCGACCAGGTAATCGTAAAGCGTGATCGCGCCTGCCTCGAACTCCTTCAGCTTGCGTTCGGTCTGGCGGTTTTCGTCCTCCTGCAGGGCGAGCACTTCATCGGTGTCCCAGAACAGCTCAAGGGGGAGTTTTCCTCTGCCGGGCTTTTCGAAATCGGGCAGCAGGCTGCGCTGCAGCTCGTCGGCAAGGGCGCGGCCCAGCGGCAGCACGCCGTTGTGCCAGGCGAGCTTGCGCATCTCCTCCATCGTCGCGCCGACCTTGGTAGACTGGAGCCCCGCGCCGAAGCCGACGACAGCGGACGGGATGCCCAGCGCCGCGCAAACCCGTTCCTCGGCCACATCACGTGCCTCTGACAGGTTCATCTGCTGCGGGTTGAAACCATAGGGCTGCACATCGGTCGGCGCGCCCATCACCAGCGTGCCGCCGCGCCCGTCGCCGCTGAAGGTCTGCTGGAACCACGTTTTGGTCGCCTCGACATCATCGGTGCTGGCCATCGATCCGGCCTTGGGGCTGATCACCACGCCGGGCACGCCCATGTTGCGCAGCAGGCTGGCGACGAAGTTGCTGCTTTCTATGTCGGCAAAGATTTCGCGGATCACGCTGCGCATCGGGGCATAGCCGCGCCGCAGATCGCGGGGATTGAGCCCGTTCCGAAAGTGCACGACATCGGCAGGATCGAGGTAGAGCCGACCGTAACCGGTGCCGGGCGAATATTCATAGTGCGACAGGAACTGGCTGCCATCGAGCCCCGCCTTCGGCTCGATCATGAATTGCGGCACATACCACAGCTCGCGCACGGTCCCGGCCAGATCTCGGACCTTGACCAGATAGGCATCGCCCCAGATGCAGAAATCGGCGATCACCCCGTTCCACAGCGCGATGTCTCCATAATGCGGGTTGGGGTGGCGGATCAGATCGAGCAGCGGATGCTCCTCGACCTGCTCGAGCTTGCCGCCCTGCTTGCGCTCGCGCATCGCCAGCGTCGCCTCTGGCAGCGCCCGCTGGAGCCACATCACCGGGGCCATGACGACCGAGGCGTCGAGCATGTCGCCGACCTCGCGGGCATAGTCGAACCGGGTGCGGCGCAGCAGCCCGCCGAAGAACAGCGACTGCGCGGCGTGGCGCATCGTGGTCAGCGAGCTGCTGACGCGGGCGAGCGCCTTGGTGATGAAGTTGCCGCCGGTATTGGGGGAAGGCGTCATGCCAGCAGCTCCTTCAGCAGCGCGATCTGGTTGGCGGACAGGGTGATCTGGTGCTGGCGTCCCTTTCCGGCTTGCCGGATCAGCACCGATCCGCTGCTGACGGTCACCAGCGTGGTGTCGGCAAAGGCGTTGCCTCCAAGATTATGCGTGCCAGTCTTCATGCCGGGATCCAGTTTGCATCGAGGTCAAGGACGCCGGGCGCAGGCGTCGGCGTGATCCCGGCGAGCGGCCGCCACGGCGCGGACTTGCTGTCGCTGCCGGCATGGATCGCCAGTGCCAGCGCCCAGAAGCGGTCGGCGTGGCCATCGGGCGTGCGTTCGGCGGTGAAGCGGATGTTGCCGGCACCGGTGACCTGCTTGGTGACGCTGCGCAGATCGCTGCGGATCTTGCCATCGTGCGGGATCCTGAGGCGGCGGTCCTCCATCGTGCCGCGCACCGGGTAGGCCAGCGCCTCCTTCGACTGCGCGGTGAAGTTGACCCCTTCGACCCGGTATTTGCCGAATTTGCCTTGCGCATCGTCCACCCAGCCGATGCCGAGGCCGGTGTTGTCGATCGCCACCCGGCCGCCGCATTCTAGCACGCGGGCGATCCACGGCCAGATGACCTTTTCCTGATCGGGCTTGGTCATGTTCTGCAGAGCTTCGATGTGGCGGGTGTAGAACACGTCGCCCAGCTTCTCGACCACCCAGATCACCGTGAGGTCCTTCTTGCGGCCGATATCGATGCCGGCAAACAGCGTGCCGCCCTCGATCTGCTGCCAGTCTGTGCCCTCGGGATATTCGCTGCGGGCGATCAGATCATATTCGAGGAACGCGGCATCATCATCCGCCGGCCGGCACATATATTCCTGCTGGAAGCTCTCCTCGTCGGCCGCGCCCTTGCGCACGAAATCGAAATAGGCGGCCTCGTCCATCGCCTGCTTTTCATCGTCCGCCGGGATCGACTGCTGGAGCTTGTAGAGGAAGCCCTGATCGAGCGCATCCTGCAGGGTGACGGTGTGCAGGCTGATGCCCTTGGGATTGCCCTGTTCCTTGATCTCGCGGACCAACTGGTTGAAGAAGTTGGCGCTGCCGCGATGGGTGCTGATCACCTCCATCGAGCCGCCCCAGGTGATGCCGGGATAGGCGATCGCCCAGAGCTTGCGCGGATCGGGGTGGAGCGCGAACTCGTCGAGCACGCGCCCGCCGCGCTTGCCCGCCTGCGCGTTCGGGTTGGAGCTCATCGAATTGATCCGCTTCCCGTTGGCGAAGCGCAGCGTGTAGGACGTCTGCCGGTCGCGCGGGTCGAGCACGATCTCGCCGAGGTCCTCGGCCGCGATCGACAGGTTGCCCGCCCAGAACTTGCAATCCTCGAGGAACAGCTGCGCCTGGATATCGTCGCGCGAGCTGATCCACTGATCGAAGCGCGCGGTCACAAGCGCGGTGCGCGAGACGGTGGCGTAGGCGGTCGCCCAGCTAAGGCCGATCTGGCGGCCCTTCTCCATCAGCTTCAGCTGCGAATCGTCCTCGATCCAGCGCGCCTGATAGGGAAGGAAGATCGCGCCGGGCGCCGCGGGGATGCACTTGGCGTTACCCATCGCTCGGCTCCGGGAAAGGCGGCAGCGGAACGGTCTGGCCCGCAAGCGCATGGGTGCAGTCACCGAGGAACTGGATCTGACCGTCGGTCACGAAGGTGTGGCAGACCGAGCACCCGAAGGGCCAATCCTCGCCATCCTCATCCTTGCTGCTGCACCAGCACTCCGGCGCCTGACAACCGGGCACGTAATGGCCCGAGCGGATCAGGATGGACGGCGTGAAAGTCGGGCGCTCGGGATCGCCATTGTAGCTCCAAGCCCTGCCCGGATCGCGCTGGGCGCTGACCGGGATGTGGTGGATTTCCTTGCACCCGGGGCACCAGAAGGCGACCCGATTAGGCTCCATGCGGCGCAAGATCGGGGAAAGCATCTCGCCCATCAGCCCTGCCCCATCAGCGCGCGGTTGATCTCGGCCAGCGCCTCGGGCGAGACGCCCTTCTTCTTGCCGATCTCGCCCGCCTGCTTGGCCGCCTCGGCAAGCCGGGCCTGCACTTCCTTCTCCAGACGCTCGCGGTACTCGGCGCTGGTCTTCTGGGCCGACACCGCCGATTGCAGCGCGCGGCTGATCTGCATCAGGCCCGAGGTCGAGACTTCACCCTCTTCGAGGATTTCGAACGCCGCGACCTTCACCAGCTCGGCGACAGCGACCGTGACCTCGTCGGGAGCCTTGGCGTCCATCGTCCGGGCGAGCTCGCCGCCCATCCGCTGGATTTCGTCGAGGCGGCGGAACTGGATCGCCTTCCTCACCGCGTAGCGGCCCCAGGCGCTCTTGCTGATTGGCTCGATGCCGACGTCGGCGAGCTTCTCGTTGAACTCGGCAAGGATCACCGCGCTGGGCAGCTTGCGCTCGCGCAGCGCATCGTTGGCCCAGACGATGGCGGCCTCGGCCTCGTCGGGCAACATGTCGATCGACGACAGGTGCCCGCGGCCCTCCTGACGCTTGCGCATGCGCGGCATCTCAGCGCGCCTCGGCCGGGCGCAGCACGCCCTCCAGCACGCTGCGCTCTTCCAGATGATCGCGGCCGGCGGGCACAAGCGTGGCGAAGATGACGTCCTCGGCCTCGGTCAGGGTCACCGCGCCCAGCGCCTCGAGCTTCCTCATCTGGGTGCGCACCCAGTCGCGATCGCGGCGGTAGCCGAAATAGTCTAGCGTCCGCTTCAGCAGCAGATCGGACAGGCTGCCATCGGTCTGCTCGGCCAGCACCCTCAAGATGCGCAGCCGCGCCTCGCGGGCGATGGCTTCAGCAAGGTTGGCCTTCAGGCTCATTTCTCCATCCCCTTCGGCACGACGACGGACATGATCAGCGTCAGGTTGCGGTCGATGTGATCGACCTTGGCGGCGGTCCCGGCCGAGATCGCGGCGTGCTCGGACTGCTTGTCGGCCAGCGCACGCTGGCGGGATTCGTGATCGGCCTGCTTGTTGGCCAGCCGGTCGATCGCCTTCTCCAGCCGCTTGATGTCGGCCGCGCTGGCTGTGTCGCCCTCGATCTTCTCGACCCGCGAAACCAGATCACCGACCTTCTCGTTGACGGCCTTCACCTCGCCCGAAAGGGCGTTGATCTTCCTGTCCAGCCCGCCGGTGCCGACCGGGTTCTTCGCCCCGCCGCGCCACGCTGCGATCGTGATGCCGATGACGATGAAGGCGATGATCGCCAGCTCGAGGAAGTTGCCGGAACTCATTGCGGGGGGCCCTTGATCGTGTTGCTGGCCGCTTCGAAGGCGCGGCGCAGGAAATCTTTCACCTGCTGGCCGAACAGCTCGAGCAGTGAGAAGCCGGAAAAGCCGAGGCCGATGGCGACGACAAAGGCGAACAGCCACCCGGGGCGGCTCTCGATGATCCAAAGCTGGACCAGAACCAGCATGATGAAGCTGACCAGCAGGCGCAGCTTCCAGCCGAGATCGGCCTCGGCCCGCATGGTGAAGGGCCGCGCGGCGATGATGCCGATCGCGCCCAGGACGCAGGTGACCACCGGGATCGGCAGGCCCCAGGCATCGATCAGGAAGCGATCGCCAAGCGGGGTTTCCACATCAGGCACCACCACCGCGACGGCGAGCGTCGGCAGCCAGAGACTGAGGAACTTGGCGAAGGACAGGGGCTCGGGGCTCATCACCGCCTCCGCTCGAAATCGGCCTGGCAGGGCGCGCAGCGCCTGGCCGAGGGCAGCGCTATGCGGCGCGCTTCCTCGATCCGCTCGCCGCAGCTGATGCAGAACTCCTCGCCCAGCCCGTTGAGGTTGCCCTGGATGCGACGGACCGCCGATTCCTTCGACAGCTGCTCGAAGGCCTCGGCCCACTCCAGCCCGCGCTCGCCGAAATCCATCACCGCGGCTCTTCGGGAACGAAGCGGACGGCGGACTGGGCGTTCACCCAGTCGATCAGCGCCTGCAGCTGCAGCGCCTGCTCAGATGCGATCAGCGCGTCGTCGAGGGCGAGGCCTCCGGTGGCAGGAAGTCGGTCTTCACCGGTGGGCGCATCAGCTCGGCCGGCGGGGTCGGGAAGGCCGGACAGACCAGCTGCGTCGGCACGGCCGGGATCGGTTCGGGCCGTTCCTGCCCGCAGGCGGTCAAAGCGAGCGCGCAGGGCAGCAAGATCGCTGCGGTAGTCAGAGGTGATCGCATCGGTGATGGTCTCCTGTTCGCGGGCGACCCGCTGGGCATTGGCCTCGGCCTCTTTTTGAGCCTGCTTCGAGGCAGCGAGGAAAGCATTGACGGTGCCGAGGTGCGCAGCCTGTTCGGCGGCAAGGCTGGCCTCGGTCTCGGCAAGATCGGCGCGCAGGCCGGGGACGGTGACAAGCTGCGACCAGAGCAAGGCCGGGACGACGATCGCGAGGGCGAGGTTGCGCCAGTCGCTGGCGAGCCACTTACCGCCCGCTGAGAGGCCTCTCAGAACGTCCTCGATCATGCCTGAGAGGAAGATTTTCAGGATCGCCCAGGTCATGCCGCACCCGCAGCCTTGCGCAGCGCGGCGCGGACTTCATCCTTGATGTCGATCTCGCGTGCGCTGCGCCAGACGGGATTGCGCGGCCCGTTCGGATTGACCCGGTCGTAGATCGTGACGACGCCGTCATGCGACCAGCGCCCGTCGAAGAACAGCGCGCGCTCGGCCTTGCGGCGCGGGATGATCTCGCGCGGGCGGGACCAGTGCAGGAACTCGGTCCACGCCTTTTCGCGGCGGCCGAGCAGAAAGGACTGCACCCAGTCGGCCTGCCCGATCGCGCCGGTGTTCCAGTGGAAGCTCAGCGCGGCGGCCAGCTGCGCCTCGGACAGCGCGCGCCCGCGGAAGGCGGCCTGCACCTGCGGCAGGTATTTGGTGCGCAGCAGCCATTCGAACACCTCGACGGCGCGCTCGATGCTCGATCGCTGCCCGCCCCGGGTGGTGTCGTAGCGCTCGACCCGGTGGCCGCTGGCGTTGGTGACGCCAAAGCCCCAGGTGAGCACGCCGGCGCTGCACTTGTAGGCTTCGAGCACGAGGCCTTCGTGCTCGGCGACTTCGAGCAGGATCCGTTCGGAGAGAAGCGCGGTGGTCATAGCCGCCGTTGGATGGGGCAAATCAGGGGTTACCGCGCCCCGGACACCTGTCCGGCTGTCAGCTTTTGAACAGGTCGCCCTGCCGCGTATCGGCCAGCTCTTTCAGCCGGGCACGGCGGCGGCGGACCGTGCGGATCGTGTATCTGAGCGCGAGCGCGATGTCACGTTCGCTGCGTCCGGCCAGCAGCATCGCATCGCAGCGGGCCTGCGCGCTGGCGATGAAGCCGACATCGCCGAGCGGGATTTCCAGCCGCAGCGGGCCGACCCCGGCGGTGAAGTGATCGGCGATCCGGCCTGCCGCCTCCAGCCCGACCAGCTGGCTGAGCCAGTGATCGGCGCCGGGGGCGGGCGGGATGTAGACCTGCGTCCCGCCGACCGCATCCGCCACCCGGCGCGCCGCTTCCTCGCCCGCGATCCGGACGATATCGGCAAGCACCTGCGGGAGGGGATCGGCGGGCTGGGTCATCAGCCGGTGATAACGGCCTGCGCCAGCGGCAGCGGGTGGCTGCAGTGGCTGCATTCGGCGGTGGTGCGGCCGACATGCCAGCCCTTGCTGCCGCACTGCGGACAGCGGTTGGTCTCGCCCTCGTGGTAGCACAGCGGCGCGGGGCGATCGAAGCAGGTGCGCGCGTTCACTTCCCACCCCCCGCTGCGCGCAGCTTTTTGCCCAGGGCATTGGCGATGGTGTCGTAACCTTCGGCGGTGATCGGGCCATTCGCGCCCGGCTCTATGCCGCAAAGCCGGAAGGCGGCGATATCGATCGTCCAGTCGGCCGGGATCACGTCAGCTCCTTTGAGCTTCCAGAGGATCGCCTGGCACAGGTTTTCCTTGAGCTTCATCACTGTCCAGGCATTGCCGTTGGCATCGACCTGCGGCCAACCATGCCGCGCGGCCATCGCCTTCAGCGCCTCGATCAGGCGGTAGCCGTGCGACTGGTTGGCCCAGACCAGCCGCTCGCAGCCGAGCTGGCGCTTGGCGAAGGCCTCCAGCGCCTTTTCATCGGGGCTGCGCACCGCGCCAAGGTGATAAAGGCTGATCCACAGCGCCCGCGCCTTGCGGGCGACGGGATGCTGCGCCGGGCGGCCTGCCCCCTGCGCCCCGCCCGCCTTGGGCAGCGGCTTGAAGCCCTTGGCCTCGAACCGCTTGAGCGCCCGCTCCAGCTCGGCCTCGGTGCAGTCGCCTGCGCTGGTGCGGCCGGTTTCATCGAGCAGGATCTGGCGATAGTCGTCCTCGTCCAGCTGCAGCTGCTTTCTGGCGACATGGATCTTCGCCAGCATCGCGCGGCGGCGGGTGGCCGAACGATCGAACTGCGCCGGCGCGGCGTTGGTGTGGAGGGCAAGGCTCATCAGGCGTCTCCAGTGATGGCGGCCAGCCCAATCGCGACGATTGCGAACAGGCTGAGGGTGACGACCATCCCGATTGCTTCGGATCGGGCGGTGCCGGGACCGCGCGCGGCATCGAGCGCGCGGGCGGTGTAGCGGCAGAGGGCGAGGAGGCGGATCATTAGTGATACTTCCCGATCCCCAGATCACGATGCAGCTTTTCGCCCTTGGCCTGGAGCTTGTCGGCCGCAGCGCGCAGGCAGTCCGCTGCGCTGAAGAATGCCAGGTCTTCGGCGTAGTCGAACGCAAGATCGACCAGCTCGGCGGCAGTCATGTCGGCCTCGGTGCGAGGCTTGCGAGGCGCGCTCATGCCCGGATCCACCGCGTGGCGCGTTCGCGCTGGGCGTCGCGCAGGTCGGCGATCGACAGGCCGCGATCCTCGGCCACCGCCAGAATCGTCGCCGCCTCGATCAGCTGCTTGCATTCGCGCAGGCCGCCGCTGTCGGGCGTCAGCGCGATGTTCTGGAGGTAGCGCCGAATGTCCGGCTGCTCGATCCCCCAGGCGTCACAGAAAGCGGCAACATCCTCGGGCAGCGGGGTGCGCTGTTCGTGCATGTTGGCGATGCGGCTGAGCAGCCGGGCGAGCTGATCGCGCTTCGGCCCGGTCTTGATCGTCTGGATCAGCTGTTCGTTGCCGAAGATGCAGATGCCGACGCCGGTGATGTCGTGCCAGTTACGCAGCTGCTCGATCGATTCGAGCGTCAGCCAGTTGCCTTCATCGATCACCAGCAGGCCCTTGCGGCCGCTGATCCGCGTGGTGACCATCGCGGCCGCATCGGCCTTGGAAAGGTAGCGCGGCTCGACGCCCAGCGCGGCCAGCACCGATTTGGTCATGGCCAGCAGGCTGCCGGTGGCAGGGCTCATCGTTGCCCGCCAGACCGATGCGGCGCGATCGGCATATTCGTCCATCGTGAAGGTCTTGCCGGTGCCCGGGCCGGTGCCGACGACAGTGATCCGGCCCGAATGCGCAATCTCCAGCAGGTCCATCATCCGCAGCGAAGTGCGGGTGTCGAAATAGCCCGGGTTGGTGGGCAGCTGCGACTGGCGCATCGTCTGCGCCTCGACCATCTGGCGGAACTGGAACACCTTGCGGGCCACGTTGCTGCCCCCGTCCCTCGCGCCGTAAGTGCCGGCGGCGAAGGTGGTGATGGTGCCGAGCGCGATGCCCGATTCCTTCGCCAGCTGGCTCCACGGCATCGGCGGATCGCTGAGCTCGCGGTAGCTGTTGAGCCAGAAGCGCATCTCCTCGACGTCGACCGGCAGATCCTTCACGTTGATCATGATCCCTTGCTCTCCTGTTGTTGTCGGATCAGTTGTTGGCAGCCGCGATCTTCGCGCGGCCGATGCGCATCCGTTCGAGCGTGCTCAGCGGCGTGGGCTCGGCGGATGAGGGATTGGTTTCAGGCCGGGGCAGGCCCACTGCGGTGCCGTGCGGCCGCACCGGGCGGACCGCACCGGCGCGCGGGGACGGCGCGGGCAGGACGCCCGCCTGCAGATCGGCCAACTGATCGGGCGCGATGAGATCGGCAGCGGCGGCCTGCGCCTTGGTTGCCTTCTTGAAATCGGCGGTGCGCTTGGCCGCTTCCCTGGCCCCGGCGGCATCGTGGAAGCCGGTGTCGGCAATCACATCGGCGGCGGCGATGTAGCGGCCCTCGAAATCGTAGACATGCACCTCGGCGTGCAGGTTGTCGGGATCGAAGCGCACCGTCACCCGCTCGCCCCGGCGGCTCGAAAGCTCGGGGTGCCAGTAGCGGTTGCCATGCAGCTCGATCTCGCCGGTCTGGCGGTTGATCAGCTTCTGGTCGGCCGCGAGCAGCGCCATCCGCAGCTGCTCCGGCGTGGCCTTGCCGATCGGGCTGGCGGCGTAGCTTTCGAAGAACACATCATCGAAACTGCGCCCCAGCGCGGTCTGCGTGCGGCGACCCGGGCGGGCGTTGTGCGCGGCGATCTCCTCGTCCACCAGCGCCACGAAGCGGTCCCACGCCACCGCCTTGCTGCCGTAGTTCTCGGGCTTCGCCATCGGGCTGTTGCCGGTATAGGCGCCCTCGCACGCGGGATGCTTGGCGATGGAATCGCACAGATCGCGGAAAGCGCGCTCGATCGGCTTGGACTGGCCGCGGAACGGCATCGCCCAGTGGATCTTCACGCCCAGACCGGTCAGCAGGCCGGTGGGCTCCTCTGGGCGGATCTTGAAGCGGAAGCGGCTCTTCGCCCCGCCGGTGATCCATTTGGAGGCGAAGGCCCGGCCGTTATCCAGCACGCAGGCGGCAGGGATGCCGAAGTTGCGAAAGCAGTCGGCGAAGGCGAGCCGGGTCTGGATCGCGCTTTCCTCGGTCCCGACGCGCCAGGCGAGCAGCTTGCGGCTGTAGATGTCCTGGATTGCCACCATGATCGGGCGCACCACGCGGCCGTCGGCGGTTTTCACGAAGACATCTAACTTGTGCCCGTCGATATTGACGCATTCGAGCGCCCGCAGCTCTTCCACCGTGCGGCGCTGCGCGGGGGTCGAGCGGCGCAGCGCCTCTTCGCCCTCGCGCTTCAGGGTCAGCACGGCGGCGGGATATTCCCGCTCCACCCGCCGCCTGAAGGTGCGCTCGGACGCCATGAAGATGCCGCGCTGCTGCGCCATCCGCTGGACGCGGTAGTAGCAGCTGGTCAGCGTCGGCGCGCTGGGGCGCAGGTAATCGCTGATGAAGGCCTTCCACAGATCCGAGTGGATTTCGGCCTCGGCCCCGCCGCCCTGGCGGCGCGGGGCAAGCGCGGGCAGCCAGTCGGTCCGGGGGATGCCCTCGACTGCGCGCAGCCAGTTCCACAAGGTCGATCGGCCGACACCGTGCGTGTCCGAGGCATCGGCCACCGCGCTGCTGCGGGTTGCGCCGGCTTCGCACAGCAGCTCGATCGCATTGACGATATCGAGGCGACGCTGCGCTTCGGCCTTTACCTTGGCGCTCTGCTTGTCGAACCAGCCCCAGGCGGTGGTCTGTTCGGCCACCGCGATCGGGCGCAGCCGGATTTCGTCGGATTGCGCCAGCGCGATGCGTGCCTCGCCGGGCAGCAGGCTGCAGTGGAATTCCACCCCGCCGCCCCGCCCGGCGCGCTGGCGCACCAGCGGGCGATTGTCGCGGCCCAGGCGCGAGGCCCAGCGTTCGGTTGCGGCGCGGCGATTGATCGAGCGCTTGTCGCCCGGCAGCCCGGGCAGGCCGAGCGTCTCCAGCTCACTGGCGGTGAACCAGGCGTCATCTTCGAACGGCACCTGATGCGCTGCGAGTACGCTCATTGTTCACAACCTTCACGGATCGGGGTTGCTTCGTTGCGCAGGCGGCGCTGCTCGTCCTTCAACTGGCTCATTAGTGTCTCGATCTGGCCGAGGCGCGCGGTCTTGACCTCGTCGCCGACCAGCAGGGCCGCGCCGAGCTTGCGCATGATCGGATCGAGCAGGTCCTGCCGGTCGGTCACCACCAGCAGCGCGAACAGGCGCGAGGCGGGCACCTTGTGATCGGGTCGCGCACCGCTCGAATAGGCATCGAGCATGGCCTTGCTGACCGTGTCGTCGAGCAGCACGCTCATCTCCGCCGCGATCACCTCGCGCGGGCGCGGATCGCTGGCAAGCACGCGGCCGACCAGCTCGGCAATCTGCCGTTCGAGGCCCGCCAGCTCGGCCACGCCCTTGGAAGGCGCGGGCGCTGCGAAGTCGAAGGGCAGCTGGCCCGGATGAGGCTTAGCCTTGGGCATTCTAGTCGCCTACCGCTTCGCTGCTTGAGGCCGGGGCCTCCGCGTCGTCGAACAGGGGATCGCGGCGCAGATCGAGCCGTCGGGTGCAGAAATCGCGCGGCAGGATCGTGATCACGTGGTTCTTGTCCAGCACCACCCGCTGCCCGCCCGGCAGGCGCACGAAGCGCGCGCCGAACTCGATCGCGATGCGAATCGCCGGGATATCCAGCGCCAGCCAGATCGCGGCGGCCGGCACATCGGCCACCCGCTCGCGGTAACGCTGGATCGCGTGCCAGGTGAGGAAGATTTCAGTCACCTGCCCGCTCTCAGTCTTCGACCGCCAGCATCGCATCGGTGGCGGCAAACACCACGTGCATGGGCCGACCATCGACAGGCCGGATCGCCTCGAGGTTCTTGCGGTCGAACGGCTCGAACTCCATTGAAAACAGGCCGTCCGCCGTGTCCTCGTTGATGGTGAGCGAATAGCTGCCCTTCTTCGCCTTATTTGCGGCGAACTTGCCGCTGGTGTTGTCGACCAAGATCTTGATCTTGCCCGCATCATTGCCAGTGCCGAACAGCAGGCGGACGTTGTGATTGTCCTGGTGAAGCGACAGCTTGCGGGCGAGGCCCGATCCGATGACGATCCGGATAAAGCGGATGGTGCGCCCAGCCTTCTTGAGGTTGATCACCCGCGGCGACACCCGGACGCCGTCGATCGGGATGGGGTTGGCGGCAGCGGTCGGCTTGATGCAGTCGATGTTCTCAAAGGCCATGATCGTTCTCCTCAGTTCCTCATCATCCAGCGGGCGTCGAAGTCGTCGAAGGTCGGCGCGGGCTGCTCCTCAGGCCGCAGGCTGAGCGGCTGCAGGGCCGAGCGCAGGCCGCGGCGGGCCATCTTCGCACGGTGCGCCTCGCGCGCCTCGGCCGCCTTCATCCGCGCCTCGGCCTCGATCGGCGTGACGCCCAGCTCCATCGCCAGCAGCATCACCTTGCGATGGTGGCGGTAGTATTCGGCCTTGCTGGCAAAACGGGGCATCAGCGGTGTCCTCCTCAGCCTGCAGGCGCGCGAGCAGCCGCCGCGAGCCGCGCTTCACCAGCGCCTCGCGGTGGCGATCGTGCGCCGGATTTTCGTCGAAGGTGGAGATGATCGCCTGCGCCCGGGCGACCGAGATTCCGAACTCGGCGGCGATATCGGCCTCAGGCCAGCCAAGATCGAAGCGCGCCATCACTGCCTGTTCACCGGGGGTCAGGTTGGACATCAGCGGTGCCCTCCCGCCTGCCGCACCAGCTCGCCGAGGCGGGTGGTCTGGGTGCGAACGGCATCCTCGGCCCTCGCGTCCTGGGCGAGGTTGACATGGAACCGCTGCACGATGTTGGACACCGTCTCGCGCCGGAAGCCGGTGGCCCGGGTGATCTGGTCGATGGTTTCGCCGCGATCGTGCCGGTCAAGCACCGCCGCCTCGGTTGGATAGAGGCCCATCAGTCTAGCCCTCAATCCGCACGAAGTGCAGCGGCTCACCATCGGGGGCGCGCGGAATTGCGATAGGTGCCAGCACATCGATGCCACGGCTGACATTGGGGGTGACGCGGATCGCGCCGCGTTCCTCAAGGCTGCGGACCAGCCAGTCAGCGGTGAAGGCGGTCTGGCCCTTCAGGCCCAGGCCATCGGCGATCTCGCGCAGCGTCGGCGCGACGCCGAGGCTTTCCTTGAACCCGGCGATAAAGCGCAGGGCCTCCTGCTGGCGGGCGGTCAGGGTCATCATGCCGCCAGCCCTCCGGCGCGCACGAAATACAGCGGCTCGCCATCCGGTCCGCGCGGGATCGGCAGCTGGGTCAGCACCCGGATTGATCGCTCGCGCCGGGGTAGGCGACGCACGTGCCCGCCCTTCTCTAGCTGCTCGATCAGCCGGTGAACCGAATGCTTGCTGCCAAGCCCCAGGCCGTCGCCAATCTCGCGATAGCTCGGGCCATGGCCGTGCACCTGCAAAAAGCCGATGATGAAACGCAGCGCGTCCTGCTGGCGGGCGGGGATCGTCGTCACTGAACAATCCCCCACAGGATCATCACCCACCAGATCACTCCGGGCGCAATGATGGCGACAACCATCAGCGCGAGTGCGCAGTCGATCAACGTGTCCCGCATGACGGGGCCTCCTCAAGTGACAGGATTTCGGAATTGCGGGCCAGCGGCGGCAGCCAGATCGTGCGCGTCTGGCCGCGCGGGGTCGGGCACTTCACGTCCCACACGATCCAGCAGTAATCGATCATGCCCCCGCGAAAGGCCCGCTTGCCCATCGCATCGATCAGGTCGCCCGGCGGCATCGAGGGACGCTGGCACAGGTGCAGCACCGCCTGCGGCGGATGATCGCTGAACAGCTGGTAACGCGCCTGCGCAGCGAGCCACTTGCTCGGCACAAGGGTGCAGACCCGAAGCGAGGTGAGGGTCAGCGCGTGGCGGACGAAGGCCTCAAGGATGCCTTTCCGGTAGCTATAGGGCGGGTTGAAGATCAGGCTGCAGGGAACCGGCGCGGCCTTGGTTTCGAGGAAGTCGCGCTGGTTGAAGATCATCGGCGCGCCGCCACCGAAATTCTGGTAGGCGACGTTCTCGACGAGGTCCGATCCGTAGGTGATGAAGTTCCGGTCGTGCGCGGCGAGCAGGGTGTTGCCCATCCCGCAGCACGGATCCCAGATACACAAGTCCCACGCGCGCTCAGCTGCGAAGTCCTCGAGCGCGAGCGCGAGCTGCTCGGCGCACCAGAACTCGTCAACATACCAGTCGAGCGGGTGGCGCTTCGAATGCCGGCCGGATGAGATTTCGCCCCTCACTCGCCCAGCTCCTCGTTGAGCCGGTCGCGCAGCGCGCGCTTCATCTCGGGCGTGAGCATCGAGGCGAGTTTCGGGACGAACTGCCGCTTCTGGTCGAGGCTGAGCCGCGACCACGCGCCGGTGATCGCGTTGTAGTGCTTCTGGTGCGCCAACGGCGTGGCGAGCGGCACCGCCGCCCCGACGCCGACCGCGATCTTCGCGTCCTCGACCCCGATCTCGTGATCGGCGAGCAGCGCCTCGATCACCTTGCGGCGGATGCCCTCATCCTTGAGGTCGCAGATAGCCTTTAGCTGGCTGCCGTTGTTCCCCGCGACCGGGTGCTTCGCGAGCGCCTCTGCAAGGTCGGGGAACGGCTCGATGACAAGGCGCGAAAGTGCCAGATCACGGTGGATCGTGCGGCGCGACATATCGAGCGCTTCGCCGACCGATTCCTCCCACCCGTATGCTTGTGCCATCGTGGCACAAGCATCTTCGGTCTCTTCCCTTAGAGCCGCCTCAGCGGTCTCTTCGAAGTGCTTCACGCGGTCCCAGCGAGCCTTCGCGCCGCGCTGGTATTGGTCGAGGTTGCCGTGCGCCCGCGCGATCCGCTCCTGCGCGGCGGTCACCAGTGCGGCGGTGAACTTGGCGCGCTCGATCAGCCCCAGCGGGCGACGGTGGCGATTCTCCGAGGCCTCCAGATCGGCGAGGTCTTCGGGCTTGCCCTTCACCTCGATCGCGAAGACCGTGATGCATTCATAGGTCGCGCCCATCAGGCGGTGCATGCCGGTGACAAGCCGCCAAGGCTTCTTGCCCTCGGCAACAACAGCCTCGATCGACTTGCTCGGCAGGTTGCGCGCCACCTTGATCGGGTCGCGCTGGCCATCGACGGCCATCAGACGGCCAAGCGCCGCAGCCTTGTCCTCGTGCAGGAAACCGATCCGGTTGGGGATCAAAACGTCGGTGGGCGAAAGCTCCAGCACGGCGGCGCTGGTCAGCAGCGGGCGCCCGTTCGAACCAGCGTTCATTTCGCACCCCCACATAGACGGTGCGGAGCAAGCGCGGTCCGGTTAGCCTCCTCGTCACTCGCACAGGAGAACAGCCCATGCCGAATGCCGGTCTCAATTCGATCGAGCAGCTGCGCGACCAGCTTTACGCCCTCCAGCAGCTCGTCCTCGCGCAATGCGTGGCCCTCGGCACCGCCGACCGGCCCGCGCTCGATGCCACTCTGTTGATCGCCGCGGGGCAGGCCGACGCGCTGATCGCCAATGGCCGCCCCATCGCTGGCCAGCGGCTTGCGCTGCTGGTCGATGAGGTGCGCAAGTGCCTCGACTGATGCGCGCGTCTGCGCGACCGCTGCTTTCACGCGGATCGCCCGCAGCGTCAGCCGCACGACATTGGAGTCCGCGAAGCCGACATCGGCCAGCTTCTCGTGAAACGGTGAAACCCTCACGCCGCCACCGCCTTCCCGCGACCGGAGAGCCGCGCAGCATCCTCGGCGTCGATCTTGTCGAGCTCGCGATAGAGCGCCCCGATCGAATGCAGATTCGCGCCGGGTGGGTTCGGGTTCCGCTCGGTCTTCTTCCAGTTGTGGAAGGTGTCCTGATGGATGCCCGCACGGCGGCAGAGCTCGGCGATGGATATCCGCGACGCTTTGGCGCGCCGCGCGATGTCTTGAACGATGGTTTGCTGGTCCATGACCAGGCGCATATCCGAGATTTCTCGCACTGTAAACGGAGATTTCTCGGCTACGTGTTCGGAACCGTCTTTGTTAGCTGTGCAGTATGCCAGGGGTAGAGAAAGACGCTGCGCTGATCACTGCGTTGGTCGATTACGCGGGCGTGAGCCTGACGGAGGTGGCGAAGCGCGCCAAGGTCGACCCCGAAACCCTGAGGAAGCCCGTGAAGGGCATTGTCGACACACGCCTCAGCCAGCGCACTATCGAAAAACTCGCCGACGCCTTCCCGAAGTTCCCAGGCTGGACCCGAGCTGGGGCTGCCGCGCTTGCCAGCTTCGATGAGCCCGATCTTGTCCCGGTCCGCGAGATCGACCTCAGCTTCGGCATGGGGGCAACCTATCTCGACGTGCCGATCACCGAGGAGGTCCACCACTTCCCCCGCGCCTGGCTGCGCCGCTACACCCGATCCGCGCCAGACAAGCTGTTCTTCGCGCAAGGGATCGGTGACAGCATGGAGCCGACCCTCCACGACAGCGATCTGCTCCTGATCGACACCGCCCAGCGCCAGCTCACCAGCGCCGATCGCATCTGGGTGCTCACTTATGCCGATTGCGGCATGATCAAGCGCCTTCGCCCTGTTCCCGGCGGCGGCATCGAGGTATGGTCTGACAAGAAGGAAGTCTCCCCCTTCACCGCCTATGACGGCGAGCTCGAGATCATCGGCCGCGTCGTCGCAGTCCAGAGGAAGCTATGAAGCCCCCGATGATTGCAGCGCTTGCCGCCTGCACTGTCGCCCTGGCCACAGCCGGCTATTTCGCCAACGAATGGCGCGTCTGCAACAATCTCGAGGCGGAAGCGGTCGATGCTGCCTACAGTATCAGGGGAAACTCCAAGCTGCGCTTCAACGGCGCTGCATTGGGTCTCGACCTGCCATATGAAGACCTAAAACGCATGGGCCAAAGAGATGAAAAGCTCATGATCGAGCGGCTCACGGCAGTCTATGATCGGTGCGGTATGCGCGCCGGTAGAGATGCCAATCACAAGCTGCAGGAAGTCATTGCCGGGGGTCTGTAGCCTTGGCTTTTAGGCTTGCTTCGGCAATCACGGCGTAGATACGGCCCAAGGCTGACCTCCCGGGTGCTCGTTCCTGCCCGAACTCCGAAATCAGAATGGCCGAAGCATCATTGATCGAGCATCGCCCGTAGAGGCTAAGGATGGCCGAACGAACCTGCGCGTCCTTCCAGTACGGTGATTGGCAGCGAATGCGACTGGAGATATCAGTCGGGACAATCGGTTCATTGGAAATCGGGCTTGCTGGCTCACTATCCCCCGCCTCGATCAGGGCGATAGCCCGATCCAGGAGGGCAAGCGCACGGTTGATCTGTTGGTTACGTGATGGGCGCATAGTGGGATACCCTTGGACTGGTTATTGTCCCACTTAAACCATCGATCTGCAATCTCCTGGGTGCCAATATTTGCGCCCACTTTCACGAATGTAAGTAAGAGGCCATTTCAGCCTGAATGCGGCGGATTTCCTCGCGTTTTCGTCTGATCGACACACCCGCAGGCGAATGTCCAAGTTGTGTCCTAGTTCAGAGGCGTCTCGCGGGTCTCTCAGACGCCTTTCATCGGCCCGTTACAGGCCCATAAATGGCGGATTTCCGCGCCTCAGAGGCTTAATCCATCAGATCGCGCCACTCCAGCCGCTCGTGGCAATCCATCGTCTAAATGAGCCATGACTCTAGACACAGAACGCGATCGCCAATTTTTTGGCACTTAGGCCGAAGGCCAAGGAAATCAGTCACCTCTCGCCCGCACAAGCCCGAGCAATCCCGCAAAAACCCGCTCGACGCCACTCCAAAACGTCCTGTCATCTAACATGCATGCCGTTCGCCCGGCGGTTTACGGTCTGATCTCGATCACCGTGCCATCGGGCACGATCCGCCACAATTCCTCGATCTCGGCATTGGAAAAGGCGATGCAGCCATCGGTCCAGTCGCCCGGCAT